TTACTGCCCCCCGACGACCGGAACAACTGAAATTCTTCGATTATATCTCGCTGTTTGCGAGGCGTTTTTATGACCTGAAATTTCCTGCTTCTCACTCAGCGTACCTTCAAGATCAGAAATTCCTTTGGCTTTTAGATCATGGAAAGTGAACTGGAAATCAAGGTCTGGATATTTTTCAGCAGCAAGTTTTTTAGTCTTCATCCATTGCGCATTAAAAGCATCGCGTGTGTATCGCAGACCTGATGGCTGGTGGATGACAAAAATACTTACCATCCCGCTGTTAAGAGGAATGCTGTCAGCAAGATTAACGGCATCCTCCAGACGTTTTGTCCAGGCCTTGATCTGGCTAACTGCAGTTTTACTTTGCTGAATTAAAATCCCTTCGCTCAATATTTGACTCTTTTTGAGGTCAAGAATGTCTCCCTGGCGGGCGCAACATAGATATGCCAACTCCATTGCAACTTTTACGGGAACAGAAGCAACGCTATAAAGTGCATCATATTCCCTGTCGCTAATATAACGGGTCCGAGCCTGCTCTTTAAATTGCTTAACGCCCTGGCAAGGATTCATCTTCACCTTTCCTCTTTCGTATGCCCATCGAAACACACGGGACATAAATGCTTTCTCGCGGTTTGCCTGAACTCTGCTCTTAACACCTCGTTTATCCATGTATTTTCTGATGTGCTCGGGCTTGATGTTATCCGGCTTCATTTTCCCGAAGACAACATTTATCTTTGAACCGTATTTTCTGTAGTCTTTACGTGTTTCAGTTGCTAACTCGTGGAAATCGCCGGAATTAAAGAACTCTTCACAAAGTGCGTTGAAGTTCGTACCAACCTTTAAATCGTTTATGAAGTTTTCATAAGCTGCCCACACCTGCGATTTTGTTAGATCCGGATTGCACAACCTGACGGTACGGCCATCTGTTGTACGAAACTCATAAGCAGATTTTCCCCGGCGAACGCGGGGAGGCATCCAGTTATCCTCAGGGTTTTTGCGAGCTCTAGACATTACATATCCTTAAAATTTGGTTCTTCTTCCTCTGGATTACTCACTATCAACTTAATGCCAACCGGGTTTGATACATGATCCCATGTTGTTCCTGGTCTGCCGTCCTTACGTGGGATAAAAAATACCCCACTATCCCTCAGAGCTTTACACTGGAGGGAAGGGCGACGATAACCAGTTAATTGATAGAGGTCATCTGGAGTAAGAAAACGTTGGATTTGTCCGCTCATACATAGTTCTCCACTTAAACCGGCTGCACCCGGTTACTTCATTCTGTAAGCACACGATGAACAACCGTGGCGGGTTCCATCGTTGCAATTGCGACATAATGGACTTTCTTTCGAACTCTTCCCATTTAGCTGACGAAGTATCTCTACTGGCACCATTACCGGCATTGGTACACGAATCACCATGCTTCTGAGTTCAGCAATTTCGTTTGCCTGTTCGAACACTCGCGCCTTACAGTATTCAGCTTCAGATTTCCACCATGCCACATCCGCTTTGAGGCGACGCACACGCCGCTGCTTGAGTTTACTGGGCATGAATATTCACCTTGATAGCGAACACCTTCACCGGTTCCGGCCCGAAGTGAGGATGAGTAATCACCTTGATTTCGTAACCGTCATACGGGATATCAATACGCTTGCTCATGTCGTCGCGCTTCGGATAACCACGAGTGATGATTAGGCGGTCATAGTCTTTGCCGTGAATGCGTCTACCCCAGTACGGATTCACCAGGCGATACTCTTCCGTTTTCTCGCCTGACCTCATCTGGTCGAAGTATTCGCCATTAACTGCCAGTTGAAGGTTAGCCATTAGTCATCACCCTCCCTACCAAGATATGACAGTGAGCTAATAGCCTTAGGATTAAAATCATCGCCAGCAATAAGCTCCTTTAGCTTTTCTAAGTCTGCCTGTGATTTTATGCGGAAGGTAAGTTGAGCAATTCCGGCAAGTTGCGTATTACCGCTAACAGCGCAGTAGTGGTATATGTATCTGTTTTCCATCACTTCACCTCCTGCTTCGGTGCTGCTGCGAAATGCTCGACACCTTTAGCCCAAATAGCTTTGATGGTCGTCCATGTGACAGGAACGGTGATTTCAATTCTTCCGCTTCCGTCGCAGGTTTCGCAATCATCATCACCAAAACACTCTGGGCAGTTTATAAATTTCGTTTCTGAAAACTCACCGGACAGCACTCTTTTTGCGCCGTTCTCAGCGGTTAGTTTCTTCGGGACCAGCATGTAACCATCCTGAGTTACCGGAGAGTTCCCAGCCTGAAGAAGTGATTTCAGCGAAGCCCGTGGCATTGCCGACCAGGCAAGAAATACGTTTGGCCTGTCGACATCTTCTGTCTGGAGAGTGTTTTCGATTTCGTCCAGCGCATCACTTAGCTTCTGAAATGCGTCGTCTGGAACAACGTGGCACTCTTCGCCATCAACATCTTGCTGACAGCTATCATCTGCGAGTTCGAATGCGGCCCCGCAAACATTGAGCAGCATTTCAATAACGCGACGGTGTTCTGCTGTTACGCAATTCTCCGGCACTACCTGCGCTGGCGGGGCAGTGTAGAGCGGTATCACTTTGACGCCATCCCAAGCCAAATCCCTTGCTCGCTCCTCATCATTGGTAACATGCCATTGATTTAGGTGGAACCATCGCCACGCCACAGGCTCAGCATCAAACGCAGTAATCACCCCATCAATCACCTTCACAGCATCAGCCATTGCGTAGCCGAGATTACCGCCGTCGCTTTGTGCTGCTGCTTTGCTGAGTATTTCGCTTATCTGGTGCAGGCGATCGAGTGATACAGGACCGTGCGCCGGGTGGTTAGTTGTCATGCTGCGGTTCCTTCTGTCTTGTTAACGATTACGCCGTCGTAAACCTCTTTAAGATGCCCACGTAAATCCATGCGGCGCAGAGCGCTAAACATGTAATCGCATTCGGCCTGTTTGTTAGCCTGAAATGGTTTGCTATCCCGGTTAACCCAAAGCCCGTTACCAGGCCATCCGTGCACCTTCTTAACCCGACCTTTAATGACGTGAAGTAATCCCCATCCTGACGGCAGGTCTTCAACATTCACAATTCCCGGCTCGCTAATCATGAAGCGCCAATCTCCCATGCCCTTCTCTGGCTCAATCCGGAAAGGCTTCTTACGGTCTGCTAACAGGTCAGAGCGAGAGCATTTAGCCTCAATCAAACAGCTGGCACCGTTGCGAAAGCCGATAGCATCAGCCTGTTCGCCGTATGGTGTCCATGCGCGGAACCGGTCATGAAACGCTACTTTGAAGCCGTTATTCCGAAGAAAGCGCCAGGCGATTTGACAGAGTTCGTCGTGCGTTAATGGTATTAAGTCCATCTCACTCCCCCTTCACGCCAATGCCAGCGGCGCGGATTGCTCTTTCAACATCGCGTTCGTAACGCAATGCCTGGAAAACGCCATCAATGAAATACTCATCATCAGCACATGCTGCTGGTAAGTTCACCGTCCGCGCCTCCAGTTCTGCTATGCGCTGGCGCAATGCTGCAATTTCCATCTCGGCGGCGTCGGCATAATGGATGTTTGCATGTTCTTTTAGGTGGTTGCAGGCCATCATGAAGCCGCGATGATGCTCACGATTAGCTCGGCAAATTCCCTCTTCAATACGCTTCTCTGCCGCTTCCAGTTCATCCAGCAGCGCCAGAACAGCTTCCGGGCTTGCCTCATCCTGCCAAGCGTCAGAGGTGTCACTGACAGAGCGGAGCATTATTTCTTCCTGCGCCGCTTCACGCAGCACCTGTTTGTTGAGTGCTGTCATTGAGCTGCCTCCAGTTTCGATTTGCGCAGCGCTTCTTTGTAGCTGGCCTTCGCTGCTTTTTTGGTGTCGCACCACTCACCTTCAATATCACGTCGTGGGTAGCCATAAGCCGCGTCGTATGAGCAGCGAAACATTCGGCATTTTCCATCACGGCTGTATTCGACTTCAGGCAGTCGATATCCCAACAACCATTCACTGAAAGGCTGGCAGCTATCAGCATCAAGGTATTCTTCGTATCGAGTGCGTTTCTTTGGCTCTGGCAGTGCAGAAATTGCCGTTGCTTCACCTTTTTCTGTGACGTGATAAAGCGTTCCGCCGCCTACGAAATCAGGTGCGGGACGGGAGGTAGCTAAACCATCAGATACCAGTTCTTCCCACTTCTCGTTATCCGTATGCCCTTCGCCTGCGAGGAAATAATTACGGTATGGCGTACGATTACGCTCACTGATGCCCAGCGCATGCTGCATGAGTTCAATTCCAGTGCTCATAACGCAGCCCCTTTGCACAGGTCGTGCATTTCCTGAAGTGTCTGCATATCAACAAGGTCACGGTCTGGCATCTGCGTGTCGTTGTACTTGCTGTAAACCAGGCTGGCTTCGCATACCAGTTCCATTGCTTTTGATGACAGCTCCCTGCACTTGCTCTCGGAGTTAGCGAGATGTACTGCCATGTCTGTGAGTTTCAGTTCAAGATTATGAATAGTCGCGTCTGCTGCCCGGAACTCGCGCTGGGATTCCGTTAAATTTGAGCAGGCGTTTTGAATTGAGTAGGCCAAAATGGCAGTATCACGATCATCTGATTCTTCAGCTTTAACCTGCAACTTAACCGCCAGGCTGAAGAGATCAGCAATTTGAGTTTCTGTCATACGGTTATTGATCGTTTGCATTGGTATGTACCTGCTGAAGTTTGTGTTGTTTAACGAAGTGGGCCACTGCTTTTGACTGGCTGGCGATAATTTTTCTGTCACCTAGGTCGAGCGTGACGTTCTTACCGCGATAAATTATTGCCGAGCCGATTTCCTTGCCGTCCAGCTTCACATACAGCACTTTCCCGATAATCTCTGTCGTAGGGATTGGCTGTGAAAGGCGATAGGTTTCGCGAGCTTCTGAAATGGCTTTGTGTTCGTCGATAATTTCAAGTGCTTCAGCCAGTGCTGTGCCTTGCAAGGTGAACACGCCTTCATCGCTGATCGTCGCCATGGCCATCAGTTCCACGAAACGGCGAGCACTTTTAATGTTGAGTTCTGGAGCGATAGAACTGCGCGTAACCTTTGTTTTTCCCTGGGCGGCGGCTACGGCTTTATCGTGCTGGAGAACTTCACCAGCCTGTTCGCCAAACTCGCGAACGCGGTCAACAGCAACATCAACAGATACGGAACCAGATTTAACTTCCTGCTGAACGTCATAATTAGCGGCACTCAGAGTGAGCAACTTCTCAACGGTCGCTACAGACTTATTGACCAGCTTTGCAATCTCGCTGGTGGTCTGATTGAAAGCGTTATGAAGCTCCTGAATAACGGCGGCCTGTTCAATATCGGAAAGGGGGAGTTGGTTATTACTGGTCATGATGCGAGCCAGACGCTGCACATCGTTACCGTTAAACGGCATGATATGAATGCGGTCTACCGGCTTACCAGCTTCAGCACAACGTGCGTAGCAACGGCGACGGCGATGCCCTTCAACAACCCACACCCCACCTTCATCACGTGCGATAACCTCCAGTGGAGGAACGGTGCCACCGTTCATAAGATAATTAAACAGGTCGTCATCTGCCTGGCGTGTGCGTTCGTCGTCTTCACGCTTGTTGAAACCTTCACGCACGTGGATATGTTCAAGGCTGATAAACATCCCTGTATCGGTGCGCTTGATGGTCCCGTCACGGGACATCTGTTTGAATGAGTTAGAGGCCATCACTTAGCCCCTTCATTCATGACATCATTAGTTACCGGAGTTAACTCACGCAGTTCGCGCTTAGCTTCCAGAAGGTGCATGTTGCTGCGTGTTTTTGTGTGTCTTTCAACAATGCGATCGCATTCTTTTGCCCAGCAGATAACGTCATCGCGTAATACGGTGTTCTCGATGGCCAGTGCTTTACGCTGTTCCATTGACTCGCACAGCGCCACGCTGACGATATCAAGGCGGTTAGCCAGTTCTGTCATGATCCCGCTGTAAGCAACAGGAAGGAGAGGGGCCGCTTTACGGGCAGCATCGATCAGTTGCTCTCTGGTCATACGTGGTTGTAACTCAGTGACGTTCTGTGTGGTCGTCATGGTTAGTTTCTCCGTGTTATATGCGCCCTGCACGGCGCTGAATTTTGGTTGCACGAATCCCTCGCCAAAAGGCGAATAAAAATTTTGGTTTCGTTTCAGTAAATGCCCCATGAAGAGGCACTTAGTGAAACGGGCGACTGCAATCGCCGGTTAGTTTCTCCACTCAATTGAAAGCGCGTTCCGCTAGTTTTGGATTTAACGAACTGGCACTTAATGACAAGGGACAGAACGCGCTTTCAGTTGAGTAAAAAGGGCGGTACCAGGGACTTCAAAGGTTGGTACTGGTACCGCCAAGACTCCACACAGCTTTCTTACTTCCTGGTACCACGCTGGCTACGTGATTCTGGTGCAGCATGCAGGATTCGAACCTGCGACCCACGGCTTAGAAGGCCGTTGCTCTATCCAACTGAGCTCATGCCACAACTGGAAGCGCACTCCACCTGTTTCACACCTGTCACCCATAACTGGTAAGTAAAGGAGTGCGCTTTCATGTTGTGTTCGTGGGGTCTACTTCCCTCCTGTCACGGTTCTTTCCCCGCGTCATCATGTGTTCATTCGGTACATGAAACCCATTTTTCGGGATTCCACCGACTCCCATCTGTTTTTAAAGCCACTCAGATATCGTCTGGGCTTCGCCGTCTACTTCCGGCTGTCACTGCCGTCGAGAGTGCTGGCATCTCACTGACCTGATAACTCCCAGGATCAACTGGAGTGGTTGTTATCGCGACCAAAGCGCCACTGTCCAGGACATTTAAAAGGACCGTCTCCAAGTGGTAACTCTTCCAGTCCCGGTAAGAACCCTGCGAGATGCTTACCGTGACTGACTGAAACTGCTGTCTCCTTGTAATTAAGAATGTATCACTGCGGTGCATAATGAGTATCACCAATAGTGATTAAATGGTCAACACCTCTAGTGATAAAATTATCACTAAAAGTGTTAACTTCATGATTATTAAAGTGAAAAAAGATGCAAAAAAAAGGAGCCGATTGGCTCCTTATTCGAAGATATTTTCAGGCCATTGGGCCTTAACAACCTTACCTATTATCCTGCAATGTTCATTACATTCAATTGCTTGGTATCGAGGGCTTGGATTGAGTGGTTCAAGCCACGGCCTTCCATCCTCACGAACGAATCTCTTAAATGTCACTTCTGAATCGTTAAAAATACCAGCAACGCAAAAATCACCGGCCTCAACATCCTGTTCTGGGTCTATGAGGATTAGCATACCCTCAGGAAAGCTTGGCTTTACACCAGGTGGTGCTGTCATTGAGTGTCCAGAAACTTCAAGCCAAAAAGCTGAATCACTGGCTTTAACTGTAGTGGAAACCCATTCCTTTGCATCTCGCTCAGTGTAAGAACTTACAGGACAGAAGGATCCAGCCTGAACTTCGGTTAGTAGTGGGTATTCATAAACTGAAGAATGGTTTTTCCCGTTTGCGATAGCTTCAAACATTGCTGATATTTCAGCTGCAAGCGATGGGCTGAAGTCGTCAACTTTCACACCCAGAATTTTAGCGAACTGAGCTGCATGAGTTGCATTAATTGCGTTGGTCCCATTAAGCAGTTGTGCAACGCCACTCTGACCCATACCCATCTGTTCAGCCAGCGTCTCCTGAGAGAGCCCAAGAGATTTCTTCTTGGACTCAAAAATGGCTTTAAGCCTACTGGCGTCAGCCAATTGTTCGGCGGTCAAAGGTTTCTTTTTCATTCTCATAATTTATCACCGCACGGCATATTTACCAATCACCGCTAGTGTTGACAATATTATCACTAACAGTGATACTCCTTGTGTGCATCCACGAGGAAATCTAATGAAAATTATTCCGCTATCTGAATATGTTTTGGAAAACGGCCAGGCCAAAACAGCTGAGGCTCTTGGGGTTTACCAAAGCGCCATCAGTAAAGCTCTGAAGCGTAACCGAAGAGTGAACATCCTGGTTAAGGAAGACGGGAAAATCGAGGCTGAAGAAGTTAGACCTTTTCCAAATAAATATAAACCCGCCGATCCAGACGTTGCAGTAACACCGTAACTGATGATCACGCACTTAGTAACTACCAAAGGAAAAACAAGATGGTAGAGCAAACACTGAAAGAAGTAGTGAAAGCGATGTGTAAGGCCTACCCCGGAGGCCGTCAGGCTATGGCTGGTGCGTTGGGCATGTCAGAAACCCAGTTCAACAACAACCTGTACGAGAAAAACGGATGCCGGTTCTTTGAAGTAACTGAGCTGGAAGCGATGGAGGACATTTCCAACACGTCATTCGTTGCCGACTACTTTGCCAAGCGTCGCGGCGCACTGCTGGTGGACGTACCAAGCCTGGAAGATCTGGACCGTGTTGACTTATTCAGCCGTGCAATGCGCACAGCAGCTGCAAGAGGGCAGGTTGATCAGATTATCCAGAAGGCGCTTGAGGATGGAGTGATTGAAAAGCATGAAGCTGAAGAGATTCAGGAACATCACCGCCGTCATCTGGCAGCGCGTGAAGAAGAAATCCGCGCGATTGTGGCCTTATTCAGCCGCCGTCAAAAGAAGTGACGCCAGCGAGTGTGCAGCTCCTGGCGTCGTGGCGTGTCGTATTCAGTGGAGAAACTAACGCATGAACAGTGTAACAACACAGTACCGCAGGTCGCAACTTATTGCTCGACCGATGCCGGGTGGAAAAGGTCCGGCGCAGTTCGTGTATGGGGTAATGGTATCCGGATGCTTTGAGCCTGTCTGCTACCAGTTTGCCGATTGGGTTGTAGGTGATTTCAACGGCCAGGCGGAGAAGGTCGAATGCGAGCACTCAACAGACGGTTCAAAGACAGCTACGGCGTCCCAGTCAGGGTTATCCGGTGGGAGCCAGAAACTCAACGGGTTATATACCTGCGCGACGGATACGAGCATGAATGCTTCAGTCCTCTCGAACAGTTTCAGCGTAAATTCAGGGAAATAGAGGATCAGAATGAGCCTGTTAATGACATCCCGGCCCATAGTAATAAATCCTGACCTTGCATACAGCATTGGCCTGAATGAGGCGATTGCTCTGCAGCAGATTAACTACTGGCTGAAAGAAACAGCGTCTGGCATGGAACGCGGCGGTGTTCGCTGGATTTACAACACGACTGAACAGTGGCTGGAGCAGTTCCCGTTCTGGTCTGAGTCGACCCTGAAGCGTACCTTCACCCGCCTGAAGACACTCGGCGTGCTCAAAATTGAGCAGCTGAACAAGTCTCAACGCGACATGACCAACTTCTACACGATCAACTATGAAAGCGAGCTTTTAGATGAAGTAAAAGTGACAGAATCGAAGAGGTCAAAATGCACTGTTCCATCAGGTCAAAATGACACGATGGAAGAAGTCAAAGTGACACGCTCCATCAGGTCAAAACGAACCGATGTCATCAGGTCAAAATGCACTGATGATCCTACAGAGAATACAACAGAGAGTACTACAGAGATTACAGGTAAAGACTCTTGTCCGGTTGCGGTGCAACCAGACCGAGATGTGTTGATTACTGATCAGGCTAAACAGGTTTTGGTTCACCTGAACCAGGTCACGAACTCACGCTACCAGGTTTCAACCACGTCTCTGCAAAACATCCGTGCACGTATCGGCGAAGGGTTCACCGTTGATGAGTTGTCGCTGGTGGTGGATTACTGCAACGCGAAGTGGGGTGATGACCTGAAGATGTCTGACTACCTGCGACCACAGACGCTTTTCCAGCCGACCAAGTTCCCGGGATATCTCAAGTCTGCAAATAACTGGGACAAAGCTGGCCGACCAGAACGAGTGAATGGCGAATGGGCCCGTGAAGATGGCATCTTCAAACCCAGCTTTAAGAACACTGATTACAGCGCTATTCCACCAGGGTTCAGGGGGTAACGATGAGCATTCTGAAAACGGTCCAGATGTTTATTGCCATGAATCCCGGCTCCACGACCAGAGACATCATCGAAGGTCTGACCCAGTTCAGCCAGGACAGGCTCCAACTCGCCGTTTGCCGCCTGCATGGTTCTGGGCTGGCCACGCGTAAACGCGACGGGCGCCAATTCCGTTACTACGCGGAACCGCCAGCAGATTGCCACTTCGAAGTGTTTGAACCAACTCCTGAAGTCAGCGCCCTGATGGAAACGGCGAAAGGTCTGGAGTCGAAAGGCCTCTTTCATCGTGCCGCGACGATTTACATGGAGGCGTTCAGCGCATCAGCCATTGAATCAGAGAGAGCGGCTATTCTGGCGGAACGTCAGCGCTGTCTTGGCCTGGCTAAGCCAGCAGTTATTGCCGAAGACGGATGTTATCTGGCTGGTCGATTTTCGGGAGGTCGTTAATGGGCTACTCACTGATTTACGCCGATCCTCCGTGGGAATACGGAAACACCATCAGCAATGGTGCAGCGGAAAACCATTACGGCACGATGAAACTCATCGACATAAAACGCCTGCCTGTCTGGGAGCTTGCTGCGGAAGATTCCGTTCTGGCCATGTGGTTCACCGGTACACATACCCGTGAAGCGATCGAACTTGCTGAGGCATGGGGTTTTAAGGTTCGGACCATGAAGGGATTCACCTGGGTGAAGTTTAACTCACTGGCAGAACAGCATATCAATAAAGCACTTCAGGCTGGTGGAGTAGAGGACTTTTACGACTTCCTCGACCTGCTGAACGCTCAGACCCGAATGAACGGTGGTAACCATACCCGCGCCAATACCGAGGATCTGCTAATTGCCACCAGAGGGAAAGGTCTTGAGCGTCAGAACGCCAGCATAAAACAGGTTATCTACAGCCCACTTGGCGAGCACAGCCAGAAGCCAGCAGAAGCTCGTTACCGTCTGGAGCAGTTATATGGCGATGTATCACGCATTGAGTTGTTCAGCCGCTGCGCTGCTCCCGGCTGGCACCACTGGGGAAACCAGTCTGTCAAACCAGATCTGCATCTGATTCCAGGTAGCGTAATGCATATCGACTGGGCAAAAGGAGAAGGCGCATGAACCAGGAAACCGAGAACGCTATTCAGGCTCAGGCTAAACGCTGTAGTGACGAGATTAGGAAAGCAATGAAGGTGAAGCCCAAGCCTAACTGGAACGAGACAGTACCACCGATCCTGAAGAAACATCACGAGAAGATAAGGCCGCTGGGAGTAACCCTGCTGCAATTCGTAGGAAAAATAGGGCGCATGAACGGGAGATTTGGAGTGGAATCATGATGAAACTGGTACTCCCATTTCCACCCAGCGTGAACACCTACTGGCGTGCTCCTAACAAGGGGCCGCTGGCTGGCCGCCATCTCATCAGTGCCAAAGGCAGGGCGTATCAGAGCGCAGCATGCGTTGCAATTGTTGAGCAACTTCGCATTCTCCCTAAGCCGTCATCATCACTGGCATCAGTAGAGATTGTTCTCTATCCACCCGATGAACGCCGCCGCGACATAGACAACTACAACAAAGCGCTGTTTGACGCGCTTACACATGCAGGCATCTGGGAGGACGACAGTCAGGTGCGACGTATGCTGGTGGAGTGGGGACCGAAAGTACCTGGTGGTCGGGTAGAAATATCGATCACTAAACATGTACCAATGGCGGGTGCAGCCGCCTGATAAGTGGAGATAAAGCATGCAACAGATGAGCATAACCGTAACGTGTCCTACCCACCATGCCGTAACAACGGGACAGCAGATCACCATGTCCAGCCGCGAGATTGCGAAACTGGTTGATTCCCGGCATAGCAATGTCTGCGTAACGATAGAGCGCCTTATGAATTCCGGTGTGATTGGAGGGTATGCTGCATTGCAGTACACCCACCCCCAGAACGGGCAGACCTACCATCACTATGAAGTGAACAAACGAGACAGCTATGTAATCGTTGCTCAATTATCGCCGGAGTTTACCGCCCGACTTGTTGACCGCTGGCAGGAACTGGAGAGCAACGGTGGAATGATTGTCCCCCGGTCACTCCCCGAGGCCCTGCGCCTTGCTGCTGATCTGGCAGAGCAGAAACAGCGCCTGAGTGAAGAACTGGCAGTTGCAGCACCGAAGGCCGAGTTCGTTGATCGTTATGTTACGGCTACTGGGTCAATGACTTTTCGACAGGTCGCCAAGCTGCTTAACGCCAAAGAGCCGGAGTTTGCGATGTTCCTGATTGAGAACGGCATAATGTACCGGCTTAACCGTGTTCTCACGCCAAAGAGCAAGCATATCGAGGCAGGACGCTTCGAGGTGAAGACAGGAACGACAAACCAGACAAATTACGCGTTTAATCAGTCCCGCTTCACCGCCAAGGGTGTTCGCTGGATTGGCGGCCTGTGGGCAGAGCATATTGCTAAGGGGCAGGTAGCGTGAGGGCATTACTGACACCTGAAGTGGCACCGATGACCGGGGTAGTGATATTTCGCCCAGGCAGTGAACTGATGCATCTGTTCAGACGTGGGCGTGTTCTTATCGAGCCACAAACAGAGTCAATGGCTGAGTTACCGTCTGGCATGCTGCCGGATACTGCTCAGGAGCTTCAGAACGATCCGTTGATGCGTGATGTCTTCGAAAATCAGAAGGTCATATATCGTGCTGGTGGACTGAATTCACTGGATGCCTGGCTCGAAAGAAAACTGGAATGTCAGTACCCACACAGCGAGTGGCATGATCGCAACTACACCATCACCCGGCATGCGCCTGGCTCAATCCGCACGTGCTGGGGCTGTGACTTAAAAATTCGTGATCAGTTCACTGACGGTCTGGCGGGTATAGCCCGTGAAAACCTGGTATCCTGGCTACTGAAGGTTGTAAACGGCCAATTAGGTTTCAGTGAGGACCACATACTGACGCTGCCGGAGTTTTGCTGGTGGATGGTCAGGAACGACCTGGCTGACGAGATACCTGAAGCCGTAGCCCATAAAGCCCTTCGTCTGAACGAAGATACTAACCAGTCGGTAACACGTGAAAGCGATATTGTTCCAACATTACCCGCTCAACAACTGGTACAGGAGAAAGCGAAAAAGATAGTGGCGATGAAGGTAGATCCGGAAACGCCGGAATCCTTCATGCTTAAACCCAAGCGTCGCCGCTGGGTGAATGAGAAATACACGAGATGGGTTAAGGCCCAGCCGTGCGTCTGCTGTAACAAGCAAGCTGACGACCCACACCACCTGATTGGCCACGGGCAGGGGGGAATGGGTACAAAGGCACACGACCTGTTTGTGATTCCTCTGTGCAGAGAGCATCACGACGAGTTGCATGCTGATCCTGTGGCATTTGAATCGAAATACGGTGACCAGCTGGTCCTCGTGTTTCGGGTTATAGATCGTGCGCTGGCAATCGGCGTACTGGCGTAAGTGGAGAACGCTAAATGATTAATCCTTCTGAAGTTGGTAAATCTGGTGAAATGGTTCGTCTTTGTACTCTGGAAAGCATCTGGATACAGGGTAAGTTGCGCATGTGGGGCCGCTGGTCTTATATCGGCGGTGGTAGTGGTGGGAACATGTTTAACCAGCTTCTTGCATCCGGGAAAATCACCAAAACGGCAATTAACGAAGCGCTACGCCGGATGAAGAAAGCAGGTATCAGCAAACCAGAACTTGAAGCGTTCTTCAAAGAGATTCAGGAAGGTAATAATAAAAGCGGCCTGGCGTTCTGTACCGATGAAGAAGCGCTGGCCATCAACGCTGTACTCAGCGGTGTCCTTGTGCAGTCAGGGCATAAGAAGTTATACGCTCTTATTGAAGATCGTTATATCAAGCGCCTGAGCAAAAAAGCGATGGCCAGAGACTTAAATGAAAAACATCCTGAATGGTGTTTGCGAACCTGTGAAAGCCGGATTGATGTTTGGCTAAATGTAGCAGAATCGATGCTATACAAGCCAATGTGTGACGCATTCGGCACAAATAGCGACAGATTCTACTTGAATAATTGCGCGGAAAGTGCTTAAATTGTGATAAGCTCGGGACGTTAAAGCGAATTGAGCTGCAAAGCAAAAAAGAACCCGCTTAGTTGCGGGTTTTTTTATAGTTTTATTAGCCTGCAATGCTTTATAGCTTTCGGAGCCTTAATAAAAAAAGGACTCAGGGTGATATCATTAGGTGTACTATTTCTCCTGCGCCAAATGGCTCTATACTCTTTTTGATAAGAGTACTCAATATCTTTTGTTTGAGCAGGGTGTAACTTAGTCTCAGTCAAATAAGAGTATTCTTTATCCATATAAGTGATTTCTCCCTGCCATGCCAAATCACCTGCAGTTCTTTTTATCTTACGTGTCAATGCGCTGATGAATGAATTAGGATTTAAAATCTCTATACATTTGTCGCAATTAAACTCTTCCATTGCTTTCCTACTTGGCTCCGTTGTCATGCAGAAAATATAGAAATCTTCAGAAGTTATTTCTTGGACTAGCTTTATACCAGTTATAGCTGATCCAGCTCCCATGCTTATAAAACCTGCTAGAAAAGCTGATTGCGAATCAGTCATTTGATCAGCATGGAGAGTTTGGTCAGTATCCATAAATGGGAAATGAGAACCTTCCTTATTATCTCCGATGGCTTTATTAAAAGCCTCATTTTTTTTGAAATCATAAAGGGTGCCGATCCTCAGTGTACCATTTGCAAAGAACATTTCTGCATGTTCAGATTTTATGTATTTGTAAAGCAAGGTGCCAACCTTTTCATAAGTTAGTATGTGTTATTAAGTAAAAATGAATTTTGAACTTTTCCGTAGAAAAAGAAAACAATCCCCTCAATTTTTTATGAGAGGACTCACAGCAATTAAGAGGGGGCTAAATGTCCGATCCGATTTCCGGTACTGGGCTGGCTGGTGGTGTCCTGACGGGGGCCAGCGTATATGGATTTCTGTCCGGAACCGATTACGGCGTAGTGTTTGGCGCGTTTGCCGGAGCTGTATTTTACATTGCGACCACTGCAGACCTGAGTGCAGCGCGCCGTCTGGCATATTTTCTGGTGTCGTATATCGCGGGGATCCTTTGTTCCGGGCTGGTGGGGTCAAAGCTCGCTCAGGTTACTGGTTACAGTGATAAACCACTGGATGCCATTGGCGCCGTAATCGTTTCTGCTTTAGCCGTCAAAATCCTGACGTTCCTGAACAACCAGGATGTCGGCTCGCTGGTGGCGCTGATAACGCGCCGGGGAGGTTCAGGTGGTACTAAATGACCCATCGGCAACAATTAACGCACTGCTTTGCGCTGGGGTAGTGCTGACCCTGATGTTTTACCGTCGCGGGGATTCTCGCCATCGACCGTGGATATCTCGCTTAGCGTGGCTGCTTACGGTCATCTACAGCGCCGTTCCGCTGGCATATCTGTGCGGTATATATCCTTATTCATCGTGGGCCACTATCGGGGCCAACATTATTTTCCTGTCCGTGCTGGTCGCCGTCAGAGGCAACGTGGCGCGCTTGGTTGATCATCTGAGACACTAATGACTAAAGACGATATCTTCAATGCCATCCTTGGCAAAGAGGGCGGCTATGTTAACCATCCCGACGATAAAGGCGGCCCAACGAATTGGGGTATCACTCAGGCGACGGCGAGGGCACATGGGTATGTAGGCGATATGCGCGACCTCACCCGCCAGCAGGCGCTGGATATTCTGACGGCTGACTACTGGACAGGCCCGCGATTCGACCTTGTTTCTGAAGTGTCATCAGCTATCGCAGCTGAACTCTGCGACACGGGCGTAAACATGGGGCCATCGGTTCAGACCAAGTGGTTTCAGCGCTGGCTGAACGTATTCAACATTCAGGGCTCGCTCTATCCCGAACTGATTGCGGATGGTTTTATAGGTCCGCGAACTATCAGTGCGCTAAAAAGTTACCTATCTCGACGCGGGAAAGAAGGAGAGCTGGTAATGCTCCGGGCTCTGAATTGCAGCCAGGGTCAACGTTATCTTGAGCTGGCAGAACAGCGCAGCGCGAACGAGACGTTTGTTTATGGCTGGGTAAAGGAGCGGGTGGTTATATGACGCTTGAGATGATTATCGGACTCCTTGCAGCTGTTTTAGCTGCCATAGCCGCTGCATTTGGATTAGGCCATTCGCGCGGCACCAGCAAAGCTGAAGCGAAAGCCGACCAGCAACGCACTGAAGAACGCGCAGCAGCTACTGAAGCGGTAGCCGAACGCCGGGTAGAGACAACAAAAGGAGCCAGGAATGTACAGCAGACTGTTAATCATCTTCCTGATGACGATGTTGACCGTGAGTTGCGCGAAAACTTTACCCGCAAAACCTGAAGTAACGGACACGGCCTGTGACTGGGTGAATATTATCTACCTCACAGAGCACGATATTGCCGTGCTGGATAAGCAGACGAAGCGGGACATATTGGCGCACAACAAATCAGTGCAGGCTAACTGCATGAAGGAGCCTGGTCGTGAACGTAGAGAACTTAAATAACGCGCATTACATCTATAACGAGATGAAAGAGCTACAGCGACAGAAAGGCATACTGGAAAGCGGTGCCGGGCTTGGGGTGACAATCCAGTCTACTTATCAGGATAATGCCTTTCTTGATGCCATACGCCCGCAGGCAGTGACCGAACTGGATAGACGCATTCAGCAAAAGATCGAAGCACTAGCGAAACTCGGGGTGACATTCACTTGAAGGTTTTGTTGCTGTAGCGTTTAGTAAGTTCAAGGGTTATCCAAAAACATATTACATCAATGATTTTCTCAATATGTGGAGCGTATGCAAGTACAAGTTCGAGCGCGGTTTGGTGGTTCATTTTATCTCCTAGGCTTTATATGTGGAGATAGTCACGAGTTGCCATCTCCTAGTGTAGTGCCTAAAGCTTGCACAGCATGTAGAAGCAGCAGTCTAGTACACTAGACTGCTTGAATACTCTGAATCAACTAAACACTTAAGCTCGACTGGATTGGCATTACAGCAGGCATTCACTGAGTGCCTGTGATAATGCTCTTGCGCACAGTTATTGATATACTCCTTACATGGATAAAAATGAGGGGTAAAGCGTGTCAGCAATAAATCACATAAAAAACCCGCTAACAATTATTGGTATCTTCGCAGGGATAGTTGAGGTTTCAGCTAACTTTGTTCTTCCATTCTTGGAAGAGGGGCAACAAGCAACATACATATGGTTTTTGATGCTGTTCCCGGCTGCTTTAGTGGTTCTTTTCTTCATAACGCTAAACTTTAATCACGTTGTGCTTTATGCCCCAAGCGATTATAAGGATGACCAAAGCTTCATGAGAGCTAATGGGAAAATGGATAACAACGTAGTAGTGGGTACCGATCCAACACAGGGGTTTGATTTGTCATGAGGACATTCATATCTGGCACGTTCAAAAATACAACAATGGACCTTGATGGTGCGCATTATGAAGAATGCACTTTTCAGAATTGCATTATTCGTTTTCGCGGGACAGCTCCATTTGGGTTAGTAGGTTGCAAATTTGAGTCATGTAAATGGTCTTTAGAGGGGCCAGCGGCCAACACAATCCAATTTTTACGTTTAATGTATAAAGATATGGGTGATTTTGGTAAACAAATGGTCGAAGCAACATTTGAAAATATAAAAAAATGACGCCAGCACCTGAGTAATTTGTATTTTTATAAAGCCTCGCTTATGCGGGGCTTTTTTATGCGCATCGCACGCGCACATCAAAGAGAGTCTTTCAGTAGTGAGCCTGGGTGATGCCGTTAGGTTGCGTTTACCTCTCGGGCGGCATTGCCGTGCGACAGGCTCACGTCTAAAAGGAAACGCACATGAAGTATCAGCTCGCAAAATTGTATCGCGGTGATCGTTTCTTCGGGTATGGAATAGCAGTAGGTGGCTTGCTTATTGATGGTCAGGTTTCAACGGTGGTAGAAACTGCGCCAAACGAAATGCCGAAAGTAATTGCGACATTTAATCTCAGCAATGAACATTCCGAAAATCAACCACGAATTGATTTAGACAACCCAAGTGCTTCTAACGAATTCCATTTTGTAATCCATCCAGAAAAGCAATTGACAGTTGAGCAAGCAGAAGAGCTAGGTGATGTAGTGAATGATTTTCTTGCTAAGCACAATCTGTGTGGTGGTGGTGCATGGAAGTATTGATAAACGGGGTACGTTTTATACCAGAAGGCGATAACAAGGTACGTATTGGGATAGCAATCACAACCCATAATCGTCATGAAGTGCTTAAGCGAGCCATTGAGCAGCACATGAAGCATCTTCCATCTGGTGCGCTGGTGGTCGTGATCGATGATGGCTCAAAACCTGCATCGGTAGTGCCAGTCGGCGTGCAACTGCTTCGGCATGAAACATCACTCGGCATTGTTGCCTCGAAGAACGCCAGCCTGTCAGCCCTGATGGATGTCGGGTGCGAGCATCTGTTTTTATGGGATGATGATGCCTGGCCCATCGCCGATAACTGGCATCTTCCCTACATCGAATCACCAGAGCCGCACCTGGCTTACCAGTTTCTGGATCTGGCCGGTTGCAATAAGCTGAACGACATGGCGGAGCTGTACCGTGATGATAAGCATGTTGCTTACACTGGTCAGCGCGGGGTGATGCTTTATTACCACCGCAGCGCCATCGAGAAGGTTGGCGGATTCGATCCGGTATACGGTCGCGGCATGTACGAGCATCCCGATCTGGCGCTTCGGATACACAACGCTGGTTTAACGTCGTGGGCGTTCGCTGATGTAATTGGCTCTGAAAAGCTGATTCACTCAATGGACGAGTACGAAGAGGGCGCGCGCTCAATACCACGGCCTGACCGAGAGGCACTGGTAAAAAGAAACGTTGGCATCTTCAACGCCCGACGCGACAGCGGTTATACAGGCTTTGCCTCGTACAGCAGAAATCCAAATCTAGTGATTACGACGCTGCTCACAAGCCAGCCAGACCCACAGCGAGGCAGGAAGATGAAACCCGACCCGCAGGCTCTTCAGGCTTGGGCAGATTCAATATCCGGCGCGCTGCCGATTGTCCTGGCTGACGAATTAAAAGAGTCGCCAACTGGCGCTGGTCTGTTTGAAGTCCCGCCGTTGGGTATGAGCCCCTACTTTGCTCGCTGGCTTCACATCTATCAGTATCTTCGTGCCCACCCTGAATACCATCTTGTCTGGTGTACTGACGGGACAGACGTTGAAATGCTGCGTGAGCCTTGGGCAGAGATGGCGCCGGGTAAAATTTACGTTGGCTCTGAGCACAAAACCTACTTTGACGAATGGATGAAGGACAATCACCACGGCAAAGCTTATAGCGTGTTCTTCGAACTGCACCGGGATGAGCAACTGCTTAATGCTGGCCTGATTGGTGGCTGCCGTGAAGATGTAATGGAGTTCGCCCACCGGATCATCCGTCAGCATTACCTTATTGAAAGCCACCGCTTCTGGAAGATGGAAGCAGCTCCCGCCACGCTGGTGGATATGGGCGCTTTCGGAATGGCTGCAAAGTCATTCGGTAATCGAATCGTTACGGGCCCTCTGGTGCATACCATCTTTAAAACGGACGGTTTCGGTAAGGAGTTAGCGTGGTGGAAACACAAGTGAAGTTTGCAGTTATCGGACACCATTCCCGATATAAGCAGGTATCGCGTCTTGCTGAACTTCTCGGTGATGTACTGCTGATTGATAGCGGAGACCATGGCGCAAACTGGAATCATCGCCGCGCGCTTGAATGGGCATCATGGCAGGATTGCCGGGTAGTAATTATCGAAGATGACGCGTTGCCCGTTTCAAATTTCGTTGAGCGGGTTAGTGAATGGCTTAACCGCTTCCCGGAAACGCTGGTGAGTTTCTACCTGGGCACAGGCCGCCCACCTCAATATCAAATGCAAATAGCCGAACGGCTGATAGTTGCTGATAAGACTCGGGCAGACTTCATCATGTTGCCGCGACTGATACACGGGGTTTGCTATAGCGTACCGCATCAGCATATTGAGCGCGTGTTGTCTCGATGGGACAGCAGCAAGCCTGCCGATTATGCCGTTGGTGATGCCTATGGCGGCGCTGTGGTTTATCCGTGTTACTCGCTGGTGGACCATGCTGACGGCGAACCGGTGGAGCGTCACCCTGATTCATCGCCACGAACAGAACGCCGCCGGGCGTGGAGGTTAGCCTGATGCCTGCGTTAATACCGAGAGCATGCCGCAAGCGTGGCTGCCCTTGCACAACCACAGATCGCTCAGGCTATTGTCCCAAGCACCTTAACGAAGGCTGGCAGCAGCATCAGCGAGGACAGAGCAGGCATCAGCGAGGTTATGGCAGCAAGTGGGACAGGCTGCGCCCAATCGTTCTCGACAGAGATAAACACCTTTGTCAGGAATGCCTGCGAAATGGAAGGTATACACCCGCAGAGACGGTGGACCACATCACCGCCAAAGCAAATGGGGGGGCCGATGACCTGTCCAACCTCGAAAGCCTCTGCAAGCCTTGCCACAGGGCGAAGACAGCGGTTGAAAGATTCAAATGACATCAATTCTCATTTGAGTAGACCGAGGGGGAGGGCGGGTTGAAAGTTCAGGAACGACGCGCCAAAGGACCGCCGCCTAACCTTTTTTCACATCGCCGCAGGTTAGAAAACTTTTTTATGGGGTCCCCCATTCGATGATTAATAGGAGTTTTCGATTATGTCTGGACCACCGAAAACCCCGACACATCTACGTTTGGTGAGGGGTAACCCATCAAAACGCCCGATAAATGAGAACGAACCAAAACCCGCTGCAGGGGTACCCCCAACGCCGAAGCATTTCGACAAACAGGGGAAGTACTGGTTCAAGCGGATGGCTGAAGAGCTAGATGCGATTGGTGTGATGTCTCAACTGGATGCCAGAGCTCTTGAGTTGCTGGTTGAGGCATATACCGAATACAGGCACCACTGCGACACGCTCGAAATTGAGGGATACACCTACCGGACCGAAACGCAGAGCGGTGATGTGATGATCAAAGCTCACCCGGCAGCCATCATGAAAGCTGATGCCTGGAAACGTCTGCGCGCCATGCTCGGTGAGTTCGGCATGACGCCAGCAAGCCGCTCTAAAGTGAATGCAAAAGGTCCTGATGCGGTTGACCCGCTGGCCGAGTTTATGAAAGCGAGGGATTAATGGCTAAGGTTGCAGATGGCATCCGCTACGCCGAGAGGGTGGTGGCGGGGGAAATTATTGCCTGTGAATATGTGCGCCTTGCCTGTCAGCGTTTTCTTGACGATTTGGCACACGGCGAAGAGCGCGGTATTTTCTTCAGTGAGCCGCGCGCGCAGCACATCCTGAATTTCTATAATTTTGTTCCTCACGTCAAAGGCGCGCTGGCTGGCCAGCCTATTGAACTGATGGACTGGCATGTTTTCATCCTGATTAATATTTTTGGTTTTGTTATCCCGCTGGTTAACGAAGAGACGGGGGAAACCGTCCTGCGTAACGACGGCAGCGGTCGGCCGGTGATGGTTCGGCGTTTCCGTACAGCAGATGTTGAGGTGGCCCGTAAAAATGCCAAATCAACACTTTGCTCCGGTGTGGGTCTCTATATGGCTGGCGCTGACGGCGAGGGCGGGGCGGAGGTTTATTCCGCTGCCACCACCCGTGACCAGGCGCGAATTGTTTTTGAAGACGCGAAGAATATGGTCAAGAAGGCGAAAGCCACTCTTGGCCGGATCTTCGAATTCAACAAGCTCGCTATCTACCAGGAGCAAACGGCCTCCAAATTCGAGCCTTTATCATCAGATGCGAACAACCTCGACGGCCTGAACATACACTGCGCCATCGTCGACGAGCTGCATGCTCATAAAACCCGTGACGTCTGGGACGTTCTGGAGACGGCCACCGGCGCGCGCCTGCAATCACTGCTTTTTGGTATCACCACAGCCGGCTTTAACAAAGAAGGCATCTGCTATGAACTGCGCGATTACGCCATCAAGGTGCTGCGCGGCCTGGTTAAAGACGATACGTTTTTTGCCATCATCTACACCTTAGACGAAGGTGACGATCCCTTTGATGAAAAAGTCTGGCAGAAGGCGAATCCGGGGCTGGGTATCTGTAAGCGCTGGGATGACCTGCGCCGCCTGGCTAAAAAGGCGAAAGAGCAGGTTTCGGCCAGGATTAACTTTTTCACCAAACACATGAATATCTGGGTTACTGCTGAGTCGGCCTGGATGGACATGATGAAATGGGAGAAATGCGAGTTTATCGCTCCGCAGCATGAACTTAAAACCTATCCCTCCTGGGTGGGCGTTGACCTCTCAAACAAAATTGATATCTGTGCGGCCGCTAAAGTCTGGCGCGCGCCAGGTGGTCACGTTCATGCAGATTTTAAATTCTGGCTCCCGGAGGGGCGCCTTGAGAAGTGTTCACGCCAGATGGCAGAGCTCTATCGTAAGTGGGCCGAGATGGACAAGCTGATCCTTACCGACGGGGATGTAATCGACCATGCTCAGATTAAGGAAGAGTTGCAGGTGTGGGTTGCCGGCGAGAGTCTGAAAGAAATTGGCTTCGACCCCTGGAGTGCGACGCAGTTCAGCCTTGCGCTGGCAGAAGAAGGGCTGCCGCTGGTGGAAGTACCGCAGACGGTTCGCAATTTCTCTGAGGCGATGAAAGAGGTCGAAGCGCTGGTATACGGTGGCCGCTTCCATCACAGCGATCACCCGGTAATGAACTGGATGATGTCCAACGTAACCGTAAAACCTGACCGGAACGAGAACATTTTCCCGAATAAATCCACACCAGAGGCCAAGATTGATGGTCCGGCGGCATTGTTCACAGCAATGAGCCGCGTTCTGGTTAACGGTGGCAACGACCAGCAGGATCTTTCCGGATTCTTCAATAATCCCATCATGGTAGGTTTCTGATGAAAAAAAACAAACAGCCAGGCAGGGTGAAAAGCGCTCTGCTTAACTGGCTCGGTGTGCCTATCAGCCTCACTACCGGCACATTCTGGGAGGAATGGTTTGGTACCAGCAGCAGCGGAAAGGTGGTAACGGCCGATAAAGCCATCCAGCTATCGGCAGTGTGGGCATGCGTAAGGCTGTTAAGCGAGTCTATTTCAACCCTTCCGCTGAAAATATACGTTCGACAGCCTGACGGTTCACGAAAAGCAGCAACCGATCACCCTGCCTATTCGATACTGTGCCGCCGTCCCAATTCAGAAATGACGCCATCACGCTTTATGTTGATGGTGGTCGCCAGTATCTGCCTGCGCGGGAACGCTTTCATTGAGAAGAAATTCATCGCAAATCGCATGGTTTCGCTGGTGCCTTTGCTGCCGCAGAACATGGTGGTTAAACGTCTCACTACCGGGGCGCTGGAATACAAATACACTGAAAACGGTAGCGAGCGCGTCGTTCCCGTCAAAAACATCATGCACATTCGCGGGTTCGGTCTGGATGGTGTTTGCGGCATGATGCCGATGAAAACCGGACGGGATGTGATCGGTTCAGCAATGGCGGTTGAGGAGTCTGCTGCGAAGATATTTGAACAGGGGCTTCAGAGTTCAGGTTTTCTCTCCGCTGATAATGCGCTGAGTGACGAACAACGTGAAAGACTTCGCAGCTACATGGCTGCATTTACCGGTTCAAAAAACGCCGGGAAAATCATGGTACTTGAAGGTGGATTGAAGTATCAGGGCGTTACCATGAATCCGGAAGATGCCCAGATGCTGGAAAGCCGATCTTTCAGTATTGAGGAAATCTGCCGCTGGTTTCGTGTACCTCCTTTCATGGTTGGCCACACCACGAAACAAAGCAGTTGGGCATCCAGTCTTGAGGGTATGAACCTGCAGTTCCTGACTCATACTCTTCGACCGCTGCTTGTTAATATTGAGCAGGAAATTGGCCGGTGCTTACTCGACAGCGATGACGAAGTGTTTGCAGAATTCTCTGTTGAAGGTCTACTGCGAGCCGATAGTGCCGGTCGCGCGGCATACTATACCAGCGCGCTTCAGAATGGCTGGATGTCCCGTAATGACGTTCGTCGTCTTGAGAACATGCCGCCAATTGAAGGGGGCGATATTTACACCGTTCAACTCAACCTGACGCAACTGAAAAATCTCGAAAGCAGCAACCCTGCTGTTCAGGCGCTGGCCCTGCGAGAGCTGCATAACCACGTATTCCCCGATATTTCCTTTGAACAATCTCCGCTGAAACAGGCCGCTTAGGAGCACTTTCCTGATGAGAAAAAAACAACTTCCGGTAGCACCGGTGGGTCGCCCCTGCGCGCGCGTTACCTGTGAAACATTACCGTCTGCACTGGACCGCTGGGACGGCGGGATCAAAGCGGCGGCCACCGACGATAACAGCATTTCTGTTTTTGATGTGATCGGACAGGACTATTGGGGCGAAGGGGTAACAGCTAAACGTATTGCCGGTGCACTTCGGGCGATGAATGGCGCCGACGTTACGGTGAATATCAACTCCCCGGGCGGCGACATGTTCGAAGGTCTGGCTATTTATAACCTTCTCCGCGAATACGAAGGCCGTGTAACTGTGAAGGTGCTCGGTATTGCCGCCAGCGCCGCCTCAGTCATTGCGATGGCCGGGGATGATATTCAGATCGGTCGTGGTGCCTTCCTGATGATCCACAACTGCTGGGTCTACGCGATGGGTAACCGCCATGACTTTGCGGAACTGGCACAGTCTCTGGAGCCCTTCGATAACGCTATGGCAGACATCTACGCGGCGCGTTCCGGCCTTGATATGGCAGCTGTTCAGAAACTGATGGATGCCGAGAGTTATATCGGTGGCAGTGACGCTGTGGCGAAGGGGCTGGCAGACAGCCTGCTTTCTGCGGATGCGGTCAGTGATGGCGATGAATCACCCGCGGCCGCGCTTCGCAAACTTGATGCGCTGCTGGCTAAAACCAACACCCCGCGCTCTGAGCGCAGAAAACTCATTAAAGCCTTATCCGGTGGCATGCCTGGCGCTGTCACCACCAACGACGGTACGCCGGGCGCTGCCGAAGATATCAAACCTGAAACCCTCAATTCACTTGAAAGCGCTCTTGCGGCGTTAGTCAAATAAGGACCCTTTATGTCTGAAGTAAACGAAATTCTGAAAAAAGTCACTGCCAGCATTGAAGAGGCAACCGGCAAATTCAACGCGAAAGCAGAAGACGCACTCAAAGAGGCGCAGAAGTCAGGCAGGCTGTCAGAAGAAACAAAAGCTGCCGTCGATAAAATGGCTTCTGAGTTCAACGCCCTGCGCGAAGCAGAAAAAACGCTGAAGGCAGCGATGGGCGAACTGGAGCAACATGTCGCCCAGATGCCGCTGGCAAACGCAAAACAGGTTATCGAGTCCGTTGGCCACCAGGTGATCTCCGCTGAAGCCCTGAAAACCTTTGCTTCCAGCGTGGAAGGCGGTAAGCGCATCAGCATCCCGGTCAAGGCCGCCCTGACTTCGGTGGATGTGCCTGATGGTGTCGTGGAGCCACAGCGCCTGCCGGGTATTGATACGGCACCGAAGCAGCGCCTGTTCATCCGCGATCTGATTGCTCCAGGCCGTACGTCCTCCTCAGCTATTTTCTGGGTGCAGCAGACAGGCTTTACCAATAACGCGAAAGTGGTTCCTGAAAATACGCAGAAACCATACAGCGAAATTGAGTTCACGCCGAAAATCACTGGCGTCAGCACCATCGCCCACCTGTTCAAAGCCTCAAAGCAGATCCTGGATGACTTCGCACAGTTGCAGTCCACCGTTGATGCCGAAATGCGCTACGGACTGAAGTATGCAGAAGAGCAGGAAATTCTCTTCGGTGATGGTACCGGCGTTCATCTGCACGGCATCGTTCCTCAGGCGTCAGCTTTCAATCCGGCGTTCACTGTCGAACAGCAGAGCGGGATTGACGATCTGCGTCTGGCAATGTTGCAGGCACAGCTGGCACGCTTCCCGGCGTCTGGTCATGTTCTTCACTTCATTGACTGGGCGCGGATCGAGCTGACCAAAGACAGCCTGGGTCGTTACATTCTGGCGAACCCTGCGGCGCTGACTGGTCCGACTCTGTGGGGCTTGCCGGTTGTAGCCACGGAAGCGGCGGCCTTCCAGGGTAAATTCCTGACTGGTGCTTTCAACGCTGGCGCGCAAATCTTCGACCGCGAAGATGCGAACGTGGTTATCTCCACGGAGAACGCCGACGATTTCGAGAAAAACATGATCACCATCCGTTGCGAGGAACGTCTGGCGCTGGCCGTCAAACGCCCTGAAGCGTTCGTGTATGGCTCCTTCAGCACCGGCGCAGGTAGCTGATAAACACTGCGGCCTGCGGGCCGCTTTTTTTAGGTCAGAAAAATGCTTGATCAAAATGTGGTGAAACAGCACTGCCGCATTGATACCGACTTTACCGGTGATGATGCCTTGTTGACTTTATACACTGGCGCGGCGGCGCGTTACGTTCAGACATGGACGCGGCGAACGCTCTATGAAAAAGAAGACAGCCCTGGTTACGTAGACGACCCTGCCCCGATTCTACTGAATGATGATGTTAAAGCGGCCATGTTACTGCTGATAGGTCACTGGTATGCCAACAGAGAATCAGTGGTCGTTGGTCAGACCGTTGCAGAGGTTCCGTTTGCAGTTGAAGCCTTGCTGCAGCCATACCGAATTTACGGAGTGTAAATATGACCTGTTCCGGGTGCGCGCAGAGGCGCGAATGGATAAAAAAGTGGGCGAAAATAGCTTATGAACGAGCAACTGGTAAAGGAACTAATAGCGGCGCTGCGGGAACAAACCGCAGCTCAGAGAGAACAGACGGAAGCGATAAGCCGCCTGGCTGAATCAAACGCAGCTCTGTGTGATGTCATTATCCAGTCACTGGCAGAAGATGAAGAAATTGATACTACTTCATTAGGTGATGAGCGACCCGTTTACTTGAGTCAAAAACCCAGGGGGTGATATGCAAGCCGGGAAATTGCGTCACAGGGTTACCCTGCAGGTGCCGGTAAAAGAACAGAACCCTACAACGGGAGCCGTAATTAATACCTGGCGCGATGTCGCAACTATCTGGGCCGAAATATCCCCCTTATCAGCACGGGAGTTTATAGCGGCCCAGGCATCACAGGGCGAAATAACAACGCGCATAACGATTCGTTACCGTGCCGGTATTACCCGAAAGCACCGTATTCTCTTTCGTGGCTCAGTATACAACATTGAGGGCGTGCTCCCGGATCCGAAAAGTGGTCGTGAATATCTGACGCTTCCTTGTTCTGAGGGGGTAAACGATGGCTGATAGTGTTGAAGTAAACCTTACAGGCCTCGAATCACTGCTTGGAAAAATGGAGGCTGTTTCCGACGTTACCAGAAATAAAGCCGGGCGTTCTGCGCTGCGTAAGGCTGCGAATATAATCAGGGATCGCGCCAGAAGTAACGCAGCCAGAGTTGATGATCCCCTCACCAAAGAGGCGATATATAAAAATATTGTCGCCAGCTTCAGCAGCAAAAAATTCCGCAGGACGGGTGATCTGGCATTTCGTGTTGGGGTAATGGGCGGCGCCAGTCAGTATGCAAACACAAAGGCTAACGTCAGGAAAGGCAGGGCTGGGAAAACGTTCAAAACACTGGGCGATAAAAGCAATCCTGGCGGCGATACCTGGTACTGGCGTTTTCTCGAATTTGGAACCGAACATGCCGCCGCAAAGCCTGTACTGCGACCAGCGATGAATGGTGTTGATACCGCAGTAATCAGCGTTTTCGCTGAAGAAATGGAAAAAGCTATCGATCGCGCAGTTAGGCGTGCCGACAAAAAAGGAACGACAGCATGATTGCTCCAGTTTTTTCCGTCTGTTCGACAGACCCGAAAGTAAAAGAGCTACTTGGTGCCAACCCGGTCAGGCTTTATCCGTTTGGCATGCATGATGATGACCTTGTGTATCCCTACGCGGTCTGGCAGAACGTGGGCGGTGAACCTGAAAATTACCTGAGTCAGAACCCTGACATCGACCGTTATTCCATTCAGGTGGATGTGTATGGCGACACCGATGAAGATGCTCTTGCTGTGGCGAGAGCATTGCGCGATGTCATTCAGCGCAAGGCTTACATTACCCGCTGGGATGCACAGGGCAGAGACTCTGCAACCCTCAAATACCGTTATTCATTCGACGTTGACTGGCTGGTCAACCGATAACTTAAAACCACTCACATCACACCGGCTAAAAGCCGGTTTTTATATCCGGAGATGACTATGTCAGTAGTGACTCAAGGCACTCAACTTTTTGTGCTCGCGAATGGTGTCGTGAGCGAAATTGAATGTATTACGGCATTCTCACCAGGCGGCAGCCCTGCAGATCAGATTGATGATACGTGCCTCAGTGAACGCAACACCCGAAAATATAAAAAGGGTCTGCGTACACCGGGGCAGGCGACGGCAACGCTTAACGCTGATCCACAGAATGCCAGCCATCTGATGCTCAGTAATATGGCTGAATCAAATGATCAGAGTGATGTGACATTTGCGATCGGATGGTCCGATGGTGAGTCTAAACCAACAACGGGGAGTTCCCCTGATGCTGTTGATGGACTGATTCTGCCTTCAGATCGTACCTGGTACGTGTTCAAAGGTTATGTTTCCGACTTCCCGTTTGACTTCCAGGGTAATACCGTCGTGCAGACGTCTGCTACCATCCAGCGCTCTGGCCAGGGGGCATGGATTCCGAAAGAACAGCCAGGCAGTTAATTAAACGCGGGGATCATACCCCGCCTCATTTATGTTTATACCGGAAAAAGACATGAAACTGACTCTTGATACGCTGAAAAAAACAGGTGCTTTTACTGGTCGTCCTGTTGAGAAAGAAATTAAATGGAAAGGTGCTGACGGGGAAGAACATATTGCCACAACTTATGTTCGCCCTCTGGGTTATCACACTGCCACGTCTGACGTTCTCGCTGGTCTTGGCAAGATTGATGGCGTTGCTGGTCGTATTGCAGCATCAATCTGTGATGAAGACGGGCATCAGGTGTTTACCGTTGCTGATGTGACCGGCGAGGCTGATCCTGAACGTGGCGCACTGGATGGCAATCTTACAGTGGCTTTGCTGGTGGCTATTCAGGAAGTTAACGATCTGGGAAAGACGGACTCAGCGCAGAAGACGAAATCTGGTGCGAACTAGTCCTTAACGGGATTGGTGGACGTACCATTTCAGAAGCGCAGGAACGCCTTAGCTTCCTTGAGTTCCAGCAGTGGGTTCAGTATCGTCAAAAATACGGAAGCCTAAACCCTATGATGCGGACGGAATGGGGAGCAGCGTTGATTTCTTCTGTGCTGGCTAATGTGAATCGCGGTACAAACACACCGGCATTCAGCGTTGCTGATTTCGCCCCTCACATAGCAGCTGTAGAGCGCGTTGCCGCTAACGAACCAATCAGCCTGCATGAAGCGATGAGGACGTGGAATTGAAAAGTAGAATTTATTAGAAACGCTTTCCTTGCTACCCTATCTAAAAACAAGGAGATCAAGGAATGGCTTTGATTAAATGCAAAGAGTGTGGAGAACAGGTATCTGATAAGGCCGCATCATGTCCAAAGTGCGGAGCTCCCATAGCAAAAAAAAACAAAGGCCCATCGGGATGTATGATGGTGTTTTTTATTTTTGTAGGGGTTCTTATCCTTCTTTTGTTTATTGGCAAAGTAAGCAATAAAAAAGAAGCACCTAGCCAAATAGTGGGTAGCACACAGGTAAGCACTGATAAGTTGAAAAATGATGTCGTAAAAGAAGTAGAGGTAAAAAAAGAACCAGTTACAGTTATTAACTGGCATAACCAACCCACGAAAGATAGCGTTACTGGTGAGGTTGGGGAGATTTTTTATAATACATCGAAAAACCATGTTAATTTCCCATTCCCATACAACGTTGATGGTGGATCTGTACTCAACTTGGTTTTCCGCAAAAGAAAACAAGGTACTGATGCCTATGTCGTGATATCTAAAGGTCAGATTGTATGTGGTTACTCAGATTGCTCAATAAGAACGAAGGGCGATAACGGAAAGGTAAAAACCTGGACTGCAAGTAGTGAGGCGTCTGGAAGATCAGATATGATTTTTCTTGATAACCCACAGTCTTTCGAAAAATATATCAAGAGCAATAAAAAAATCACTATTGGAGTGACATTTTATCAATCTGGCGAACAGGGGTTCGATTTTGATGTTTCAGATTATCCAGAGCAAGCAAAGAAAAAATAAAAGTAATATTTACACTATTTAATAAGCATTAAAATGCCTCGCTTTGCGGGGCTTTTTTTTACCTGGAGGACAGCGTGGCAAGTAAATCATTAGGTACATTAACGATAGACTTAATTGCCAAAGTTGGCGGCTTTGTTGGCGGCCTAAGCCAGGCTGAAAGGGCATCGCAGAAATGGCGAAAACAGGTTCAAGAGGATGCAAAATCTGTAGCTGTTGCATTCACAGGGGCAGCAACTGCAGCAAGCGCCGCTGCTATTGGCGTAGGTGTGGCTGGATACAACCTGTTAAAAAACACCTCCAGGCAAATTACTGAGTCTGACCGTTGGGCTAAGTCGCTCAACATGTCTACTCAATCATTACTTGCTTGGCAGTATGCTGCAGAAAAAGCAGGTGTTTCAGGCGATCAAATGGCTGATATTTTTAAAGATATCGGAGATAAAATTGGTGACTCGGTACTGAATAAATCAGGTGAGGCAGTAGATGCATTGGATGCACTCGGTTTATCAGCTAAAAAATTATCGAGTGAATCGCCGGATAAGCAACTTTTAGCCATAAGTGATGCGCTAAGCAAGATTAAAACAAACGCTGAAAAGACTACTATTCTTGAAAGCTTGGGTAACGATCTCTCTAAGTTGCTTCCTTTGCTTGATCAGGGCGGTGATAAATTACAAAAATATATTAAGGCTGCGAAAGAATTTGGCGTAGCACCAGATGATACCGATATAGAAAGTCTCGTAAAAGTTAATTCAATCTTTGAGGATATGGAAAACCAAGTTAAAGGGGTTAAGATTGAATTATCAGCTGGATTAGCAAAGGTTGACCTTTCTAACCTGCAGAAATCAATTAGCGACATGGGTGATGTATTTAAAGACCCTGAAGTTATCAAAGGTATCACCAACCTTGTTAGTGGTGTGGTCGACCTCGCTACCTGGCTTGTTAAGGTTGGAGCGGAAGCAGGAAAACTCATCGATCTTTACAAAGGGGGACAGGCAGTAGGGGAGAATGCATCTATAGAGGAAATTGATCGTCGCATAAGAAACCTTGATGCAGATTTAAATGACGAAGGTTTTCTTGCAGATTTCAACAGATTAGGAATGGATGTGGAAGGGAAACGGGCTGAACGATCAGAGCTTGAACGCCGCCGAGCAATCCTTAAAGCAGGAAATAACCTACCTCTATATCCAGCAACCATAGGTAATTATTCTTCATCTAAAACAGATTATCGTCTTGACGCAGGAGAATCAAACGGGAAATTAAAAACTGATACTTCAGCAAAAAAACTTGAATCAGCTTTTAAATCAATGGAGACAAGTTACCTCCGTCAGATTGCTCTCATCGACACCACTGGAAAGAAAAGCGCAGAAGTTACTGAACAGCAAAAACTACAATTTGATATCGCTGACGGAAAGCTAACTGGACTTAATGAAACACAGAAGCAACGCCTTGAACAACTGGCTACAGAGGTTGATCGCCTAAATTCCGTAAAAAAGGCAAACGAGGAAAATCTAAAACTGGCTGAATACGTATCGAACCTTCAGCGTGAAAATGCGAATTCAGCGGCTTCTCTTGATGCAGATGTCATTGGCGCAGGACTTGGTGATAAAGCCCGCGAAAGGATGCGTGAGCAACTCAGCATTGAACGCGAATTTCTGGAGAAGCGAGAGGATTTGCAACGTCGGTATCAGAGCGGAGATATTCGTAGCCAAGAGGATTATGACCGTTATAACCAGGAACTGGACAAAGCGCTTGCTGAGCGACTCGATAAATACCGTTCTCATTATGACCAACTGGATGAGTTACAGGGAAACTGGCTGGCAGGGGCTCAGAATGGTCTGGCTAACTGGGTAGACACTTCCAGCGATTATTACACTCAGGTATCAGATTTAGTCGGTAACACCCTTGATGGCCTGGTGGATAACATGGCTGATGCCCTCAGTGGTAATAAAGCTGACTGGGCAAGTTGGGCGAACAGTGTGTTGAATGAGCTGCAGAAAGTCTTGCTCAGGGCAATTATGGTCAACACGCTTAAATCTGCTGGTGATAGCGGTTGGTTTGGTTCGCTTGGTGGGATGTTTGGTAGTTCAGTGGCTGGCGCAGCATCCACTGGCGGTGCAACACCGTCCGGAGCTTATACAGGTGCGGCATCTCAATTGAAATTCGCCAAGGGTGGTGTAATGGATTCGCCTGATCTTAGTCGTTTCCGTAATGGCGTCGTGAACAGTCCGACGATGTTTGCTTTCGCCAAAGGTGCGGGGCTCATGGGAGAAGCTGGTCCTGAAGCTATTATGCCCCTTACGCGTACTGCTGACGGTAACCTCGGTGTTCGTATGGTGGATGACACGGTTTCTTCTGTTGGCGGTGGTGGTACTCAGCTCCAGCAAACCATTCAGCAACATTTTTCTATTTCCGGTAACGGTGACGCCGCACTGAAGCAGGCTATGCAGGAAGCTGCACGACAGGGAGCTAACGACGGTGCGAAACAGGCGCGTAAGGATTTGCTTCAGGACTTCTCTAATAGAGGTCAGGCGAGGCGATTGCTTGGCGTGTAATGCATTATTAATATTCATTAAGCCGAAAGGTGGGAGACAGATATGAATTTAGAAAAACAAGTTGAAATACTTGATATTAACAAATACGACTTAACAGTTAAGTCACTTTATTTAGCTGGCCAATCTGTTTCCGTGGTATTGGAGGTGCATTCTTCACGAATGACAACGGTACCGTTGTTCAGTATGGATATCGAAGTGGAACGAAAAAAAGATGCCAGTCTCTCTTATTATGAGTCGGAAGCTATAAAAAAAGCCGCCTCACTAATCCATAATATTGCTGACAAATTGAGTGTGACGGCTTAAATATTTATTTCAAGAATGGTTCTGGTTGACTATTACCAAACATGAGCCTAACAGGTGGCTGCATAAGCTCATTGATTGCATGCTTCGTCACTGCCGTCCCACCCATGTTAATTTTACTCAACTCACCATTAAGTTTGGCTTTTAGTGATTCGCTAAACTTCTCATCGCCGCTTTGCTCGTCTAGCGTTGAAACAATGCTGTAAAGTAAGAAGTTAGAAGCCGTCTTGATCTTCTGATTTTCTTTGGTGAGTTCGTTAACCTGACGAATCAGATCATTAATTACTCTTTCCATTTTGTCTCCTGAATGAGGTTATCAACCATCCCTCTTTACCTAAGTACGCCAGTGTCCTTCCACTGACGGGCTGAGTAACAACCATAACCAGGTATGTAAACCAGTAACATCCTGACAAATGATCAGTAGCGCCGCTGTGCGCAGAATAATGCAGGAGTATCTATGGCTGTACTCGAATGGCCGGAAGATGTCTGTCCCGCGTCGCTGACATGGCGACCTGAGAGTAATACCAAAACCTTTCGATCTCCATTCAATGGGGCATCGCAGACAGCACGCTTCCCCGGTACCCGCTGGGTATGTTCCCTGACTTTTAATAACCTGACTGACGAAAAATCCAGGCGTATTGATGCTCTGGTGGCTTCGCTTGACGGTGAGTATGGCAGGGTAAAAGTTCGTGACTGGGGGCGAAGTGGCAGAACGCCAGCGGGCGTGCCCGTTGTTGATGGCGCTAACCAGACCGGAACCCAGATCCAGAGTAAGGGCTGGACGCCGGGAACAGTGGTGCTCAGACAGGGCGATTATTTCACTGTTAATGACGAGCTTAAGATGGTCACAGCCGATGTAACGAGCGCGGCGAACGGTACCGCAATGATTGTATTTGCGCCGATGTTGCGTAGTTCTCCGCCTGCTAATGCTGTCATTGAGGTTGCGAAACCCTACGGTATTTTCAAACTGAAAGATAACCAGCAGGGTGCCGGTAATCGTGTGCCGGGTGTTTTTACCAGTTACATGCTGGAGCTTGAGGAGGCATTTTGATGCTGTATTCCCCCTTTTCGGATTCGATGGTGGACTGGTTATCCCGCGACAGGGTGACGGTCGCGATCGCCGCCAATATTCAGTTTGAATCCGGTACCGTCTATGTACATTCCGGTACCGGGACACTGGTTCTCGGCGGCTATGTCTATTACGGTATGGGGCGCATGGGCTCCGTTGATGATGCCAGTGAAACCAGCACGACAAGCCCCACGCAGGTCAAAATGACCCTTTCTGGTCTGGATATGGCCCTCTTTGCCACCACGCTGAATGAACGCTGTGTGGGCAGAAATGCCGAAATCTATCTGGTTGCCATGGATGATAACGGTGTTGTCCAGGTTGCCGATCTCCTGTTTAAAGGGCGTGTATCCAGTACAGGGGCTACCGCTGGCGGGACGAACGCCCTGCAGTACACCATCAGTAATATTTTTGAAGACTGGCAGCGTCCTTTCCCCGATCGTTATACCGATGAATCGCAGCAGGCTGCTTATCCCGGCGATCGCATATTCCGGTATGTGGCGCAGATGTCTGAACGTTCGATTTACTGGGGCAGTAAAAAAGATGCACCAGGATTTACCTATAAGTGAGGAAGCATGAAGCATCCGGACTGGCATAACAGATTAATCACCGTAATAAGGGCCGCTGAAAAGCGGCCTTTTTTATGGGGCAGTCATGACTGCTGCCTGTTCGCGGCGGACTGTGCTCAGGCCATGTGCGGCGAGGATTTTGCGGCAGGCTGGCGCGGAACCTACGACAGTGAGAATGGGGCGAAAAAAGCGATATTGCGCGGCGGCGGTTCGCTTGAAAAGGTGCTGGCCCGTTATCTCGACGAGGTGCCGGTGAAGCTGGCGCAGCGTGGGGATATTGCCGTTGTTGAAAATGCCGGAGCGCGATGTGCCGGGGTGGTGTATTCCGGCGTTGTGTGGGTTCCTGGCGAAACTGGTCTTGTCAGTCTGCGGGTTAAACCGCTGAGTGTCTGGAGGGTGCGTTAATGCCTGCTGCTGTTCCTATTGTTGCCACCATTGCCGCAGGTGTGGCAGCGGCAAATGAAATGTATGCCATTGCAATGGTTATTACAGTTGCCGCACAGATTGCCACTCAGGCGCTGACCAAGACCCCATCGCTAAATTCCTACCGTGATACGTCTGAACGCAAACAGGTTCTGCGCGCAGCGGCCAGTGCCAAAACCGTTGTTTATGGTCGCTCCACATCAGCAGGAACGCTGTTCTTTTCCGAAGAGCAGGCTGGCGAACAGGATGATGGCGAAATGCTGCATCTGGCCATAGCCCTTGCAGGGCATCCATTATCCGGTGTGCAGACTGTCTGGCTTGGTGATGAGCCGATCAGTAGCTATCCTGAGCATGCCTTTTTCGAGCTGCACACCAATCGCCAGACGGCGGACCCTTACATGCTGGAAAACTGCCCGTCATGGAAAGAAGACATGATCGGGAAAGGGATCACCTGGCTACGCGTATCCCTGAAGTTCAACGCTGAAAAATTCCCGGCAGGTATCCCTAACATCAAGGTCGAAAAACAGGGGCGTGCCGTTTATGACCCGCGCACCGGGTTGACGGGTTACAGCAACAATGCGGCGCTGGTTATCCTGGACTATTACCGCAATTACCTGAAAGTACCCGATACCGATATTCTCTGGGACCAGTTTAAGGAAGCGGCGAATATCTGTGATGAGGATATGATTACTGGCGGTAATACCGTTGAGAAGCGCTATACCATCAACGGTGAGTTCGATCTCAGTGAAAACAAGGTCAGTATTCTGGAGGGGATGCTGGCGGCATGCGCCGGGGATGTAACGTACACCGCGGGTAAACATGGCCTTCTGGTCGGGGCTTATTATGGTCCTGCGACAGAGGTGATCACTGAGAGCCAGCTGGCCGGTGATATCGAAATCATGCCGGAAGTATCTCAGGCGGAACGTGTTAACACCATCAAGGGGACGTTTGTCGATCCGCAACAGGGGTACACCGAAGCAGATTTCCCCCCTGTGTCAGTCAGTGAATGGGTGACGGAAGACGGCGTGGAAATATCGCAGGATATGAAGCTGCGATTTGTGACCTCTGAATTTCAGGCCCAGCGTCTGGCAGACGTGAAGTTAAAGCGCACTCGCATCGCCAGGACGATGAACGTAACGTTAAACCTGAGCGGGTACCGTTACCGCCCGGGAATGTATGTGAAGGTGAATTTCCCGTCTATCGGTATCGTTAATGTTGAAATGCGGGTAACTGACTGGAAGTTCGGCGTTCAAAATGGCGTACAGCTGACACTGAAGCAGGAAACCGCAGATGTCTGGGGCGATGCCGTTGGTAAACCGATCGAGAGACCGCCGTTCACTCAGTTGCCATCAGGCGGTGTGGCGCAGCCGCAGAACCTGAAATACACCGTGGAGGAAATTGGTCAGGTCGTACAGGGCATTTTGTCCTGGCAGAATATCGGGCAGGTGGTCTACAACAAAGTGATCATTCGTCGCAATGGTCAAATGGTGATGTCCGTCCAGGTTCCGGGAACGTTCACGCGTCTTACCGGGTTACCAAAAAATACCTACACAGCCCATGTTATTGCCGTAAACCAGATGGGGGCAGAGTCGCCGGAAGGGTATCTGGAATTCAGTATCGAAGCCCCGCCAGCACCTTCCCATGTTGATATTGAGCAGGGGTTCTTTGCCGTCACGCTGATCCCGCGTCTGGCGGCGATCGCTAATGTTTCAACGCAGTTCGATTTCTGGACGTCAGGTGAAACGAAACTACCTGATACCTCAACAGCGACCGTGGAAGGGAATGCCAGCCGCGAAGGCATGGGAACCACATGGACAAGCAATCAGCTACAGGTTGGACATACCTATTACTGGTACATCAGAACGGTTAACGCCTTTGGTGCATCGGGTTTTATCGAAGTTCCGGCGTTGTGTTCTATGGACACGGGTGGGCTGATTGACATCATAGATGATCAGATTCAGAACTCTGATGCGTTCCAGAACGTTAAAGCCGGTGTCGATACGAACCTGGAAGGCATTATGGAAAATGCGCTGGCAAATCATGGCACTGTTGAACACCAGTGGGTTCAGTATGGCGAAGTTCGCGCTGACATTCTGGTCGTAAAAACTACGGTGGCCACCGCCGAGCAGGGGCTTGCTGACTTATCAACTTATGTTCAGGCTCAAATAGGACCTGATGGCAGTCTGACCTCTGCGGTAAACCAGAAAATGACTGCGGTGGTGAACAGCGACGGAACAGCCAAAGCCTCCTACACGCTTAACATGGGCATCGTGAGAAACGGTGTTAAATACAACACTGGTTTCGGTATGTCTATCGAGCCTGATGGAAACAGCTATAAATCCACGGTTGTCTTTGCCGCAGATCAGTTCGGCATTTATTCCGGTAATAACCCCGGTAACTGGCAGGCTGCATTCTTTGTCTATAACGGGCAGGTATTTATTCGCAGTGTGCTCATCCAGGAAGCATCCATTGATTTCGGTAAAATTACGGACTCGCTTCAATCCTCAAATTTCATACCCGGCGTAAGGGGGTGGAATTTACCCAAGAATGCCAGCCCGGAATTCCATGGAAAGTTATATGCCGACAGCGGCGAATTTGCATTCAACGGTGTTAATAACGTTGTCAAAATTGATGGTAATGGTGTGACCGTCAACTTGTCTGGTGGTGGACGGGTTGTCGTCGGGAGGTGGTCATAATGCCGGAAGGGATATTAATCGACTACAACGATGGCCGTCCGGCAATGGAAATTACTGCGGGGCTGCGTGCCCCCAGTTTTTGTACATCCTTCTCGGGCTGGTCATCTCAGTTCATGCAGTACCCTGTCAATACGCCACTCGTTCCTGGTTCACAGGCTATCGTTGTGCCAACGAACCCCATTTACATCTATGCCTTTGCTGAATTTGATGTGGCCATTATGACCAGCGTCACCCGAAACGGTGATTCCGGGGTAATTATCGGGGCTGAGACCATAGGCGGAAAAAGTCTTGTCCCCGACTGGTCTGGTTACGTCATGGAGCTGCTGCCTGCGGCGACGTATAACGAAGGGCTGTTTGTTTCAAACTCGACTGACTTCACCGCCATATCCAATCAGGCCGCGCTGATGACCTGCGCCTGGTCCGGACGCATTACGGTTAACGGCAGTGCTGCGCTTCCGGTGAGCGGTATTCCTTTCGGTAAATGGGATAACCCGAATGTGTCGGTAGGGTTTGATGGCGGCAATATCATCGTTCGCGATATTTCCTACACAGGACGGGACGATGTGGCCGGAACGGCGACGATTGACCTGGTGATATTCAATCAGACCGCACCTGTCGGCGGCGACGGTATCACGATGACCAACGCCGCAGGCCAGGTCACGTTCTCCACGCTGAAACGCCCCTTTGTGTATGACAGACAAATCCAGATTACCGATGCCTTTCAGGACATTGGCGGCGGGTTCTGCCAGATAGTCTATACCGGCGTTCAGGTACGCATGCTCAGCGGATGGGGAAATATCAGAACCAAAGGCGTGGTCATGACAGGCGGTAGCGTCAGGTCGGCCTACAACAAAGTGTTTGCCGACCGTAATTCCGGTTCATGGGATATGACCCGTAACAGAAATATCGCCATGCCCATTATTATTCTTCCGAACATGTATTAAGGAACCACCATGTCTGCAGGTGTTATTCAGTTAACTCATAACTCGGCAACAGTTCTTGGCTATCAGGCCTCTTTTAGTACGACGCTTCAGCCTGGCGACTTTGTCGTTTCTGTGGTGGGCGGCATCGCCTACACCCTTCCGGTAAAATCCATTGAGAGCAATGATTCGCTGACACTGGTCAGTGCCTTTACTGGCCCGACAGCAAATAACCTGGCCTGGGATGCCGTATCCCGTGTGACACTGAATATGGTCACTGCCGCAATGGTGGTGCAGAACACGGAGGCGCTGCGGGGGCTGAATTACGACAAACAGAACTGGCAACTGATATTCAGCAGCAGTGGAGATGTCACGGTAAAATTGCCGGATGGCAGTTCATTCACCGGACCCGCATGGGGTGGTATTGCAGCCACTCTGAACAGTATTAATCAGGCGTTGACCGGGGTGGGCCAGGAGTTAAGTAAAAAGTTGTCCAAAAGCGCGAATCTGTCCGATTTAACAGATGCATCTGCGGCCAGAAACGCATTAGGCCTTGGAACCGCTGCCACACGCAACACGACGGCTGCGCCAGCAGGAACTGCAGTAATGTCGAAGTATCCGGAAGATATGCGAGGGATCGTTTCATATGCTGTACCTAATGCTTATCCTATGGGTATTACCGCGGGTGTTCATACCGGGCAAATATTAGGGTTAGCAGCGGACAGAGCAATTGGCCTGATAAACATTCGTCCATGGCCAGATGATTCCGCAGCTGAAATGAATTTTCAGCTGTTTTCTTATTCAAACGGTGGCGTACCTGTCTGTGGTGTCGTGGTTCCGAAATACGCCCCCGTGGGGAATATGTGGTATTACGAAGCTCCTGCTTATTTCTGGCATACCCGAAACACGATAACTGACGGAAATGGATTCATAAAAAAGGCCTCTCCGGTGCTTAAACTGTTTAGTGACGGAACATCTGAATGCACAACAGAAGCCGAAGGCTGTGTATCTGAGCGAATTGATACGGGGCAATACCTTATCACCGGCTGCATTGGCCTGAATGCTGATGCTGCATGGGGTGGGATCGATGGCGGTTTTGAAATCCCTGTCGACAGAAACAAGCAACCCCGCATCTGGCTGGACTACAAAGTCAATGCTGATGGCTCTGTACTGGTCAGAACGTATCACCGGGTTCATTCCTCAGCGCCACCGTTTGCTCAGAACCGAATAGGGAACACTGATATTGACGGCGTGTTTACTGAGACAGTGGCTGACGGTGAGCCTGTCGATATTCCGGCAGATTCTTTTGTGTCTGTGCGTGTGGAAATGCCGGAAGACAGCATCTGGCAACAGAGACAAAGAGAGGCGAAAGAGGCTCAGGAGGCGATGGTAAAAGCTGAACTGGAACGCCAGCAAAATCAGCAGGAGGATCAATAGGACAAATTGGCAGGTGCCGCAGCCACGCCGTATGCAAGAGCATGTCTGCGACCGACTGGCGAACGTTCGATAGTGCGAGTATTGAATGATGGCCAGTCACAGCGGATTGTACTTAAGCAATATGACGGTTCAAGGCGTTTAATCTGAAACCAGCCACATATCAGCCTCTTCAAACATTTCCTGAACAGTACGGCTTATCTGTTCTTTCTCATGCTTGCTGGCGTCAGTGTTGATTGCCGGCAGTGTCATCATCGGTTTTACCCGAATTTCAGCATCGGGGAAGACCCGGTGAACCCTCTTAGTTAACTCGCCCAGAATGATATCTTTTGCACCGGGCAGGCCATCAAAATTCCTTTTGTCATAAACGAGTTCCACGAACATTGCTTATTGCCTCTTTACTGGATGGATATACAGTATTTATACTGTGTTTTTATCCGGTATTCAAGAGAGGGCGTGATGATGCCACGACGCAGCGATATTGAAATAGCCTGGTATGCTTCGATACAGCAGGAACCGAATGGCCGGAAGACCGTCACCACACAGCGGTTTGTCCAGGAGTTGAGCAAGGTTAACTGGAACTGGACGATGAAGCAGGCCAACGAATGGATCGAGTGGTATGTGACAACATTCCGCGATGTATCAACGCAGGAAGGCGAGAACCGTACCTTCCAGCTGTTCAATCCAAACGGAGGACTCTAGCCATGGGCTTTCCTTCACCTGCGGCAGATTACGTTGAAACAAGGATCTCCCTCGACCAGCAGCTAATCAGCCAGCCCGCAGCGACTTATTTCATGCGGGCATCGCGTTCACATTTCAGGGAAGGGATAATTCAGGGGGCGCTACTGGTTGTTGATGCGTCACTTTCTCCCTGTGATGGCTCGCTGCTGATATGCGCGATAGACGGAGAATTCAGGATCAAGCGATATCGGACTCATCCTCAGCCCCACCTGGTTAATCTGGAGAACGGAAGAAGGGAGGCGCTGCCAGCAGATGATGACGGTTACAGTTCTGCGCCCGCTATATTCGGAGTGATCACGTACATCATTAATGATGCCAGGAACGCGGAGTTTGATGACTGCCCGGTGATGTGA